CAACACCTCCGCCCTTAGCTATGATAGAATTTTCATCAATAAGCTGCTTAACTACAGGGGTAATTCCTTTGTTCTTCAAGAAGTCCTTCGAGTACAACATATACGTTTGTGCGACAGGACCAATAACGTTATACCAACAAACACACTCAGGTTTCATTTCAGAACAGATTGTCCATGCAAAGGGATAGGCATCCATAGCAATGTCAATCAATTCTTTTCGACTGTTATTAAAGGTTGCAACATCAACTTTACTCTCTTCACTTAAATCACTCAGTACAACAATGAGGTCATTAAGGTCTAAACGTTTGACTTTCATTAAGCATTACTTATACATTCGAAGTTAGCGGTGTCCGTTAATTGAGTTGTACTAGAACCAACCTGTCTAAGGTCAACTATGACATCACAAGACCGGACATCTCCTTGAGTTGTTCCTGAAAGAATTTGTATAGTTTGATTTGAACTTATACTTGTATAGGCTCCACTTGTACTATTATTAATAGTAGGAGAACCAACAGGATTAGCAGTTGTAAATCTTACTTCATAATCATTGCCCACTCCGGCAACAGGGGTATTAACCCAATTTCCGCTTGCAGGAGTTCCAGTTAGAGTATCATCACCGCCAACTGTAATAGTCCAAGTACCGTCACTCTTAACAGTTAAGGTTATGCTTGCGGCGAAAGGGCTTGAACCGTTGTCATTAGAATCGTAAGAAGCCCCCATACCAAAATCTGATACAAGATCATTTACGTTACCAATAGCTGCGGTTCCCATCAAGAAATTAATTAACATTAGGCGTCATTCCCCACATCGTAATTGACAAACAGGTCTATAGATAAAAGTCTAACAGCAGCAGCAACAGTATCACTGGCGTCAGCTCCTTTCCGGTAGACTCGAAAGTACACAGCATCATCAGTAGCCGGGGTACCACCAACCGTAAGGGCCGAAGATTCGGCTGAGATAAGATAGTCACCGGTGGCAGTCACACCATCCGTAACGGTCTGCTCCGTGCCCCAAGACGCATCTAAGGGGTCATCATTAGAAACTGCTACAGCCTGTAATCCCCAGACAACGTTGCCAGTATTGGTTGGTGAATACCACCTAATAACATAGGTGATGGTTCCTTCATTCCAGCTTTTTGGCATAGGGACACTGAAATGGGCATAGGTCGTTGAACCGTCAGCGAATTCAATGTACCCTAACATTATATCATTAGTTGTAGTTTCCGTCCATGAGGGTCCGCTAGCACCAGAGGTGGTAGAGGGCTTCATGCCGATTGCCATTACTGGCACCTTATGCTTACCAGTCAACATGACGGCAGTCCCGTCCTGCTGAATGGTCATTGTTCCGGCACCAGAGTTCTGAATATTGAACGTCAGGTTGGAACCGCTGTTACGGTCTACTCCATCCTCAGTGATGCTGGCATCAGTACCACCAGCGGAATCTACCGTTGTGCTTTTAAGTGTTGCCATTATCCGTGCGGCTTAACGTTATCCAACTCTTGACGAAGAGTATCAATCTGCTCTTGCTGTTCTTTAACAGCTTCAATCAGAAGGGCTACTATACGAGTGTAGTTAACAGACAGATACCCGTCATTATCTTCCTGAACAAGCATAGGCTCAAGTGCCTTGACTCTCTGAGCAATAAGACCGACTTCTCGGAGTCCAGTATCTTTACGAGTGAAGTAGACTCCCTGCATCTTCTTTATTTGTTTTAAAGCTCTAGCACCATCAATATTTGTGATATCTTCCTTAAGCCGTTCGTCTGACGTTTCCACGATACTAGTGGCCGATAGTTCACCGTTATCAAGGTCAACGTAGGCACGAGTAGTACCAGCATCTTGAAACTGAATCTGGTTGGCAGTGGTGTCCCACTTAATACCAGTAGTCAGTAGACCAGAGAGGTTAATCCAGAAATGGGTAGTGTCATCCATCGTAATAGCAGCGGTGGCAGTGTTGGCACCGTTGGTTCTCAAGAAATCCGTACTATCAAGACTGTCAAGAGTCTGAGCATTGATGGTAGTTACATCTTGCCTAGCAAGAGTAGCGTGCCACTTAACGTCCGTAGAGTTATAAGTAGCAGAAAGAATATCAGTGAATCCAGCAGTCGTAGAGACAGTGGATGCACCTTTAAATGCCCAAGCAGAACCATAGTTTAATGTACGGTTTCCAGTTCCATCTTGTTTAATGTGGATGATAATCGTCTGTCCGTGAGTCGGGTTTGTCGGATTATCAAGAGTACGATTTCCTCCCAGAGTAACAGTAAAGACGTTACCAAGAGCAGCATTGGTCGCAATATTAGCTGCATCAGTAAGGGCAACAGGAACAATAACGTTAGCTGCGGTAAACGAATTAGCGGTGTTCAGCAAGGGAACATTAGAGCTAAGACGAGCATCAGCAATATCGGTAGTAGCCGTGTTAACAATAGCAACCAACTGGTCCGCTGTCAGGTCAACAGGGTCACCGGAGCCGCCTACGATTTGGCCCTTAACCGTCGAAGCTGCCATGTTAGCAAGCTTGGCGTTAGTAATCGCGTCGTCAGTAATACCGCCAGTGGCGATAGTACCGAAGCCGATAACCGAACCGGATTCACGAAGTACAGCATCAGAGGCCGCAGTAGCTGAGATATCCGCAGGGTCGCCAGCGGTATTAGCAGAACGACCGATTACCGAAAGAGCGCCGCTGTCTCTAAGAACTGTATTAAGGACAGAGTTTGCAGCGTGGGTAAGGGTAGTTCCACCGGCTGCCTTAGTAACGTCGCCAGTAAAGGCAGAGGTACGGATGCTAGCAGAGCCTGAGAATTCAATACCACCAGTTACTGAGATAGCTTCAACATCGCCTGTGGCGGCTGTATCACGACCAAGCAACGTATCGGTAGCGATATCTTGAATCTTAGCAAAGGTTACGGCAGCGTCAGTAATACCGGCAGTCGCAATCGTACCGAAGCCGATGACGGAACCGGACTCTCTAAGAACTGCACCAGAGGCAGCGGTAGCAGCAATGTCAGCGGGGTCTCCTGTTGAGTTGGCAGAACGTCCGATAACCGACAGAGCCGCTGAGTCACGAAGCTTGGTGTTACTGACTGCATTAGCAGCAATGGTAGTAGAAGCAGACCCAGCGGAGGCAGTTACGTCACCAGTCAGCGCGGCTCTACGGAGAGCGTCAGCACTGATTTCAATAGTAGTGGTATCAACAGCAACGTCTAACGTGTTACCAGTCTTGGTAAGGGCCGCACCAGCAGTAATCTGACCAGCGCCAGAGAACTGAACAAACGCTAGTGCCGTACCAGAGGCTCCACCAATAACAATCGGGTTATTAGTTATGAGCGTCCAGCCTGAGTCTGCATTCGTACTACCTTCTTCAACAAAGGTATACGCGCCTGAAGTTACTTCTGCATCAGCATCAAAGTCAGTGGCACGGTCCCAAACACCATCAGCGCCTGTACCAACTGTAGTAACAATCCAGATACCGTTCTGAGCGCCAGTTGTCTGGTCCTTTAACAGGATACGGTTGTTGGCTGCAAGTGTCACACCGTCAAGGGTGTTTGGAGCCGCTGTGATTTGGCCTCTTCCAGAGGCACCACCAGTAGCAGTATAAGTAACAACGACGTTAGCCGTAGAAGCAGCACGAACAGATTCTTTCGGGTCAAGGCCAGAAGACACAGCATCAAGCTGTGCCTTAGTGACCGCATGAGAGGCAGCGGTACCATCAGCGATGGTCAGCGTACCGTCACCGTTACGGACAGCGACGGTGCTAGCCGTGGCCGCCTGAGCTGTGTTGAATCCATCAACCAAGTCAGCATCAAGGCCCGAACCGGCACCATCATTACCGGCGTGCCAGACGGTGCTGCCGTTCATGCTTAAGGTAGCATTGCCAACAAGCAGGCGCTGAACGCCTGCCGTTGCTACGGCAACTTGGTCTTCGGCAGGGCTGAAGATACCATCATTTGTGCGTCCCGTGAAGGTTAAGCTAGGTGTACCAGCGGAACCTACAGGGACCTCTGTAGTTTGTAGAACGGCCATTATTTATTCCTTTTCAATGTGACAAGTTCAGCTTCAAGGTCAGCTATTCGCTTGTCTTGTTCCTTGAAAGCTTCTACGAGAACAGCAACAACTCGGGAGTAATTAACACCAAGATAATCTCCCTGTTGGCTTACAAGTTCTGGTAAAACCTTCTTTACATCTTGGGCTATAAACCCAATCTCATGTTCATTAGTATCCTTACGGACATAACTAACACCAACAAGAGACTTGACTATATCAGCAGCACCTTTAAGGCGCTTAATAAACTTCTTCAAACGTCTGTCAGAAGTTTCAACAAATTGTGTTGCAGTAACAGTATCAGTATGAGTCCATGCACCAGTAATGGTTTCATCATTAGCCTTTATAGCAAAGGCAGTAGAATCAAATCCATCAAGAGTTTGAGCATCACCGGCTGAAGAAACAATACTAACTCCACCACTAGAAGAACTAGATGTAGATGTAGTCCCTGCTGAAGTTAGTTCATCAACTCTCTCTTTAAGGTTCTGAAGAAACTGTTTAAGAGTTCGACCATCATTCTTTTTAAGGTCTTCAACAATCCGAGGAGGTACAGGAATCGCAGCCTTACGAACCATTAGGCTAACTCCTCCATAGTCTCGGCAATCTCAGCGGTCTTCACAGTAGCGGTTCCAACGAGTTCAATCTGAAGTTCATTAGTTCCAAAAGTAGGTAATCCTAAAACAAACTCTCCGCTTGCAGTTATGTTCTTTGTGAAGTAAGTAGACCCATCCCCAACAACATTGAAAGTCAATCCGCTACCAAACGTACTACCTTTGATTTGACCAGCCAACATATTGACTGCGTAAGGGAGCTGATACACCTTAGACCGCCAAGTGTAGGAAAGAGAGGTGCCAGAACTATTCCAAGTAACGAGCTTATCGTTAGAGTGAACTAAATAAAACGTATCCGTAAGAGGGTCTGAATATCCAGCAGTGATGGTATTATTGAATCCACCAATACCAGACAGGTCAACCTTCGTTAACGTACCACCTTCCTTCGGGTCAAATATATAGATTCCCTTAGTGGAACCAGTGTCATATGCAAAGAAATATTTATCATCATGAACTTTAGCAAAAATACTGGACGGCACTAAAGCCTGCCATTGTTCTCTGGTAAAGTAATTCTGTGTAACCAATTGAACACCGTTACCATTGATGGCGACTAAACCATCAGGACTGGCATAAACAACACCAAATCCCGCAAGGGACGCAATGGACCTTTTGGATACACATCCCTGAGGAAGCTCAAGCTTCGACATTGAAAGGGATGAAGGGTCAGAGCCAAGCACAAGGTAAGGGTTCGACTTAGTAAGCACGACAACCGTAGTGTCTAGGGCTGCCATTCCAACGATATCAAAATCAGTAGCCAACACATAATCGCGGGGATAAGCATGAGGCCGATTCTGCACAGACGGATAGACTTCATTCTTTGAAGCCATAACCGTAATACCATTCGGTAGTGCAAGGATACTATGTCCATCTGTCGGAGGACCAAGCCAGTCCGTGGACTCAATGGCCTCACCTAAAACTGAAGTAGTCGTGGTGTCAATAAAACTTGTAGTCCCATAATTGATGTTGGTGACAAAAAGAAACTGAGTTACACCAGAAGCATCAGTGGCAGCACGATAAAGACGCTTGGTTCCGAAGTCAGTAACACCATCACCTTGGGTCAACCCATATTCAGTAATCTGAGAACCAGACGGGTCATTAATTCCAGTGACAGTCGTAGTCAATCCAGAAGATACTTGAACCACGTTAGAAGCAGGACTCGGGGGTCCTTCTTCTCCAAGCTCATTAACCCAAGTGTAAACGTATGAAGTAGAAGTAGCATCATCAGTAGCAAGGTTGTTTGAAATAACAACATTATCAATGAAGGCATTCACACCAGTATTGACAGGGTCCGTTCTAAATCCAAAGAAGTTACCTTTAACTACAAATTCAAAAGAATCAGACGACAGAGAAACAATAGTGAAATTGACTCTATAAACATTTTCTGAATCAACACTGATAGTTAACGTGGCACTATAGTTTGTATCCTTTAAAAGAGTAGCAGGCATGTCATCAAAACCAGTTATGTTTTGACCACCGCCGCCTATAGAGACACTGCTAGAAAAAGTAGGAGCTGCTGTCCAAGTCGTTGCAGTACCGAAAGAAAGACTACCAGCAGTCTGTTTGTATAAATCAGGAGCACCGGGTTCAGTAATGATTTGACGTTTACCAGTGGTCAATCTAAGGACAGGGCCTTCACCCAAAGAATCACAAGCAAATCGAATATCGAAGGCTTTCTGTTCACCAGTAAGTTGCATATCAAAAGAAAGCGACTCACCTTGTTCCGCAGGACCACCGGGGTCACTAGCACTATGAATATCAGCTTGGTCAGTCAATTTAATGCAAGCACCGCCCATCGTGGAATCACCAGCCGTCACTGTTCCATTTGTGGTCCACATCGAAAGACCACCGGGAGACGGACCAGCAGAGTCACCATTAGAAAAAGTAGTGCTGCTGCCAGAATAGATAGGTACTGATTCTCCCTCAGGAGCCGTATCAGGAGCAGGAACTCCGATAGACAACCAGTTATTAGGATAGTTACCAGAAGTCTGTCCTGTATGAATAGTAGCACCAGTAGCCATAGAGAAGTTAGTCACCTTAGGCTTGGCTGGCGTAGCAGACCCACTAGGGTCATCACGGAAACCAGTGAAATAAATTCGTTCTAATGAGTCACCAGCGACAGCACCCTTAATCCAATCCACATCATCCACAGAACGAAGGTAAACGTTGTTACCTCCATTCAAAGTCTGCATCTTATAGACAGACCGAATGACAGATGCCGGAGTAAGAGTGACAACAGAAGTAGGTTGCTTCCACGGAGTTAAGTCTCCGGAAAGGAGTCTACAATTGGTCGCATTCTCGGCAAACCCTTCTGAAAGAAGCCTAGAGGAAACCTTAGGCATTTCTCCACGGAAGGCAGGGATGCTAATCTTCATTAGATTGCAAAAGACCTAGCACGCATTGACAGGTTCTTATCAACGAAGCCTGTGGAACGCTGACGCTTAGCGGTGTTCATACCAGAAATAAACTCAGCCCGTTTAGTAGCAGCCAAAGGAGTATTACTCCAAGCTTCATTCTGCATGGAAAGGATGTAGTAAAGAGCACCGGCCACGATAGTCTCTTTGTGATGACGATAGATAACATCAGGCACAGTCGTAGTGTTCTCAGGCGGCATAATAACAGCCTGAACCACAAGACCATTGGTAACGTTCTCTGTAGGAGTGGGGTAAACAGTCACAGACGAGTTAGGCTCAAATCTGTAGGACTGATACTGCCAGTCTCCAACAACGTCATTAACCTCTTGGGTTCTCACAGGGGCATAAGGGACATCGTCAACTCGGACTGACGTAACAGTAATCAGTTCTTGAGAAGAAGAGGGGGTGACAGTATAGGTTGCAGTAGAGGCAACCACATTTATTGAAAGCTCTTCCTGATAGAAATAAGACTTACGGCAGAATTCTCTGACCGCTTCAATGAGGAACTTATCAATAGTGGCATCCGGACATTGATTAGCAAAGACTCGGACGCTTGAATAAAGAGAGCTAAGAGCAGCCATGTATTACTCCGTGGGACCTTGCTTCTTATCACCAGTAGGATTCTCTACGGGAGTGGTAGGAGAGAAGGCATATTGAACTTGCCGCACACCAATCGAATTGGCAAACGCTGAGAAGTAGGCTTGCGCTTTAAACAAATCTCCTCGCTTGGCGTTCTTTGCATAGGCCAGAGCAAGGACAAAGAAATAGAGAGCGTTCTCATAGATATCATCAACAGGGATATTCTGAGAAACGAGAGTTAAACGAGTAGGCACTGAAGCATACACAATCTCAATCTGGAAGCCCGTTGAAGGCGTAGGATACACCCAGAAGATTTTGGGATTGCGCTTGTCATAGACAAAGTGCTTAACAGCCGAACCCGTAGTATTGGCCCAATCCACATCAATGTGGTTCAGGTGGTTCCGCTCAATCTGACGGATAGCCGTATAAGGAGCAGAGGTATTACGAATGACATCTAACAGTTGAATCCCGTCAGCAGGTAGGGACTGCTTGGGAGTACCAGAGGTAAGGGTTACGTTTGTAGTAGTAACACTCACATCAGGCTTTGAAGCAGCAATGGCTGCGACTCCTGCATTGAGATAATCCAACAGTTCAGCGGCGGACCATAAAACATTGGTAGAATCTAATAGAGTAGCTTCTGCTCTATCTATAATCGTTTGTGCTAAGATAGTCATTAAGAATTTATTCCTCAATGCGAAAAAGGGCTAGGTAACCAAAGCTACCTAACCCTTCTTCATTTACTTATTTACGCCTTGTAAGTGCCACTGGGGAGCTTACGCCCACCAGAACCACCACCCTGACCCGCACTCTTAGGGTCAAGAGTGGGGACCGTCTTCGGAGGACCTTTTACCTTCCCACCCGAATTCGAACCACCATAGTTCGTCGAAGACGAACCAACAGCAACACTAGTCACCTTAGGAAAGTCTTTCATCGTTATCCTCCTAATTAGCCATCAACAAAGGACGAAACGAGGAACTTGCCCTCAACCACCTTGTAGCCGTACACACACAGACCGCGCATCAGGTGACCGAAGTCAAACGGATTAGGCAGACGCTCCATTTCCGTAATCTGAGCCGCGAACGCGAGGCCAGCACGATGACCCGCGACAATGTTGGTACGAGCAGCAGTCTGGTCAAGCAGGTTCGACTGGTAAATCGTAAAGCGGTCAATCATACCCACCTTACCATTACGCAGCGGCGACATCGCATCACCAGTCAGCGAGGCAGTCTTGAGGTCAGACGACTTCAGGAGTCGAATGTACCAAGACGGCAGCACAAGCCAGCGACCTTCGTCACCCACGTTCTGCTCATCAAGCACCTGACCCATCAGAAGGATGTGCGAAACCGCGTTAGAGGCAGTAATCGCAATCGGCGTGCCAGTCACGCCAAGGTCAAGGTTGTCACTGATAACACCGGCGGTAGCGCCCTTATTATCAGCCGAGACACCCGAATCAAGATTGCGAATGACATCCTTGTCAATCTCAATCTTCAGCCTCATCGAGGCTTCATTCGCAAAGACCTCAGGCAGGTCAAGGTCAGACTGAGCACGGGTAACCGTATTCACGCGAACCTTAAACGCCTTGGCCTTGTCAATCGGCAGGTCAATCGAAGACGAGCTAGGAAGCTCATAATCGGCCTGCGACCAAGTCGAACCAATCACATAGTCCGACACCGAAACATCCGGGATGGTACGGATAACAATGTTATCGCCATAACCCTTAATCTCGCCCTCGTACTCCGTGCTCGAAATCTCACCGAACACCGTAGTAGCGTAAAGCTTTTCAACAGTCCGACCACTCCAAACCTCAGGAATGTACCCAACGGTACCTGAGCTAGAATAATCGGGATAACCACCAACAACAGCAGGACCAGCCATGTTTATCTCCTTAAATAGCTGCTAGCATAATTATGCTAGACTTCATCGCGGCTGGTCTGGGTAACACTTTATCGGACGTTACCAGCCTTTATAGCCGCGTTAATTCTCTTTTCCATTGCTTCTGCTTCCTGCGGCCTAAACTTGTATTTACCAATCGCCTTCTCTTGGAAGAACTTCTTAATCTCCGCACGGGTAACGAACGGGATAGAAGCACTCGCATTCACATCAGGCGCCGGTGCAACCGGTTCAGGTACGACCTGAGCTTGACGAACAATCTCAGGCTGCGGTGCAGGGGAACTCTGCGTAAAGGCAGTAAACATAGCTACAACTCGATTCACATCTAAAGCGTCCTGTGCGGCATCAAGGAGTTGCTGTCGGAATGCACCCGTAATCGGGTCACGCTGACTAAGCCACTCTCGCCACTTCGGGTCTTCGTTCACGGCCAGCCAATTCGGGAAGTTCTTATCGAGGTCAATCCAGAACTGATTCTCAGCACGCTTACGAAGGTCTTCCTCAGCGGCATTGAGCTTCTGCTTAAGAGGCTCAACCTCACGCCGTAAGTCTTCACGATTCCTACTAGTAGCTTCATCAAGGGCAGCAGCCTTAGCGGTCTTGACAACAGCCTTAATCACATCAGCACCATATGCATCAATCTCTTCTTGAGAGAGGTACTTTGTAAGGTCAACAGGTGCAGAAGGGGCCTGTGGGGTCTTGAGGGACTTAATGGTCTCTTCCATATCTGCTAACCGGGACTCTAGACCCGATATGTGATTCTTAAGCTTTATCTTTTCAGCCTCAGACATTCCCTGTAAGGTTTTAAAGCGATGCTCCCAATATTTGGCATCCTTCGTCTCATCCTTTACTTCCGGGGTGACAGTCGGCTGGACAACTTTAGCGACTTCCTTGTTCTCTACAGCAGGGGCCACAGTCTGAACACCAGTAGGAGTAGGTTCATTGAACTTCTCCTTTAACTTGGCTTCAATCTCTTTGGCCTTATCAACTTGATTTTGGACAGCTCTAGGTAGCTTTACCGCCAGAATTTCTGGGGCGGTTGTTACTGCACTCATGTAGTTTCTCCTTACGTTCCGACCTCCGCATAGGGGTCAAACCAATGGCTTGTCCTGCGTAACGGGGTTCGAGGGTGCTAGACAATAACGGCCTCTAACAAAGCCGAGATAAAGACCGCGCTCTTACGAGCTTTTCTTTACCGTTGGGACAGGTGACTCTAGGATGGCTAGGAGGTCACTGAGGAACAGAGCTTTGCCCTGTCCTCGATACAACTGAACATCAACTTCTTCTCGATTATCCTTATCAACTTGATTCAGATTATCTTGAAAGAATTGTTTAATCAGAAGGTAATCAGGGCTTTGCCGCAAGCGGACAAAAGCTCCTTGGACTGGTCCTTCTGGGTGTTTAGTTTTTCTCATTTGATGGATATTATACCATACTTTTAGCTATTTGCCAAAGCTGTTAGAATATAAAGCAAAGCTTCCTCATCATCAGTTAATAGTTCTTTAGGGCCATTTGAACTACCCTTATATTTAGCGAATAATGTTTCAAGTAGAGTATTAAACTCTTTTGAGCTGAAATCTTGGTTAAGAAGGTCTTCCAACTTCTTTCGCTGTTTAGCCTTCTCTTGTTCATTAATGGTTATTAATCTTACCCCACCACCTCCACCACCAGAAGAGCCATCTTCATTGTGGTTGTTGAATCCCTTGACGACAATTTCTTTATCGTGGCTTGAGTAAGGGGTTCCAGAAACATACACCTCCCCTATAACGAAAACGTCATAATCACCCCAAAGTCTAGTCTGCTCTGCTGATAATGTTTTGATATACACCATAGAGTCTGGACGGCTTTGAATTAATTGGTGGAGATAGATAGTTTGATTGGGGGCAGTAACAGGGACCCAAGTAGAACCATCAGCATCAAGATACTCAACTCGGCCAGCGTGGGCACCTGTGTCTTGAAGTCTAGAAAGAATAGCATAAGCTTTGTGCCCGCCAGCACCATCACTATCAGCAGGTATAATCTGTTTCAATGCAGACTTATAAATAGAGACACCGACTTGGAAAGCGTTGCCAGCAACATAGTGCTTGGCTTTATCTGTAGGACCTCCGCCCGCAATGACCGTAATTCTAGAGTCAGGTGCAAGCATTGTTAACTCTTCAGAGCTGTTTAGAAGATATGTACTTCCATCAATATCTGTAGGGGCTGTAACATCAACAGTCTTAGTCCAAGTACCACCGGGCTTGCTGGCTGTCCAATCAATCTTATCTGACCAACCTAATTGACTATCTCTAGTTGCGGTCACACTTGAAGTAGGACCGACAGCAGTTCCGGGGTTAGTTGGAGTAAGAGTTTGAGTTAAGGTAATACCATTAAGGCCCGTTCCCCTAGACCCAGTTATTCTTGTCCATAAGAAACCAGATTCTGTAGCAAGCATCTGATTTGTGTTATTGTCCGCAGCAACAGAGAATGTATTGTTATCAATCTGGAACTGATGAGAACAAGTTAAACGAGGGTCTACATCACAATCTGCTTCAGTAGTAGTTGTAGCGGTCCAATCAGGTGAACCAGTCAGGGTTGCATTAGGTATCGTCACGCTCCATGTAACGTTAGTTACAGCAGCGGGGAACCTTTCATCTACTACATTAGAAAATGTAACATCACGTTGAGCGGCAGTTGTGCTGTTCGTAGCGCTTGATAAGCTGCCAGAAGAGCTGGCAACTGTTAATGCTCTAGCTGTGTAGGAGATTGCACCTTCGGTTAAACGAACAAAGAGGCTCTCATCGTACTCTGCTGGCTCAGTAAGAGCACCGCCAAGAGAAGCATTGCTAACTGCCTCTGCTCTGGTGGTTGTTCCTCTAATCCAGCCTTGGTCTAAAGTATGAGCATGGAATCCTGCGGGTGGGTTATTTGGAGAGCCGTCAGTCTCAAAGTCATAAGCCACCGCCGTTGTGCGCGTGGCCTGCAACTTCATCTCAATCGTGCCGCAGC